CATGTCACCACATAGCTGGGAAGAACCATACACGATTGCTTGGTCGCGGCTCTCGGACCGTGATCTAGGCGGCGCTTATACTGGTAAAACAGTTACGTTCGCTGATGAAATACAATCGGATATTTTTCAATCGGCACAAAAAACAGCAGGTAAACTAGCAGCAAAAATAAAATACATGGCGGATAACAACGTTCCGTTAGACACGATTAACAATGAATTACAAAGAGACATGATGACGTTCTTCGCGGACAAAGGCTCAGTGTACAGAGAGAGCTTACCAGGTGCTGCTGAATTACAAGTAGAGATGAAAGCGTTAATGGATTTACAAGATCAACTAACAGCTTTGAAGAACACACCTGTACCAGAAATTACAGATGATATGCTCGATGCTGCAAAGAACATCAGGTATCAACAAAACGATATTATTGACAACATGACAGAGGAGTTAAATTTACAATTAGTTAAAACATTATATCCAAACCTACCGTTCAAGTTACGCGGACAATGGGCCGATGCAAGTATCAAACGAGATATTTACGAAGCGGCGTATCGTAAGTTTGTTTTAAAAGATCCAGATGCTACTGACTACTACGCTGTAACACCAGCTAACTTGGTAACTAAAAGATATAGTCACTCAGGATCATCGGCAACATCACAAGCAGATAGAGCCGCTGATAAAGCAGCGAGAATAAAAAGATGGGTAGATGGTGGTATGGAGGGTGATGTACCTAACTCGCAATATCCAGGTATAGGTATGTATGAGTTTTATGGTGGGCCTGGTGCTGATGTTGTAACAGATACAGGCAAACATTATACAAGTGAAATAGAAAAGATAATGAAGCGTATTGCAAAAGAAAATCAAGTTTCGTTAGAAACATTACCAGTTAGAATATCAGAGGGTAAACGAGAAGTGTTTCAAGTTGTGGATAGAAATACAGGCGAAGTTCTTGGCTCTGGTAATACAGGGAGACAAGCAGATGCAATTGCAAATGACATATTAGCTAATCCAGATCAATACTATGATGGCATAAAGGTTAGTGTACAAAGAGCTGAAGAGTTTGACACGGCGCCTAGTTTTGGTATAGAATTAACGCCTTCAATGGCGGAGGCATTTAAAGCATACATGGCCAAGGGAGGTCTTGTAGAAGAGGAGATATTATTACCTTATGGCGATTGATAAAAGAGTTTTACCCGACATTCAAGAGGATGATCCACGTAGAGAAGCTGTCACTGTAAATATTGCAAACGAAGAAGTAGGAAACGTTTCAATGATGGAGGACGGTTCTGCTATTATTGGTGATGTATCGCCAACACCAGATATGGATTTTGATTCCAACCTAGCTGAATTTATTGACGAGTCAGAATTAGGAATCATTGCTTCTGAATTGATGGACAAGTATCAACAAGATAAAACATCAAGAGAAGAATGGGAAAACAGTTATAGAAAAGGATTAGACCTTTTAGGGTTTCAATACAAAGAACGCTCTCAACCATTTCAAGGAGCAAGTGGTGTTACACACCCACTCTTAGCGGAGAGTGTTACACAGTTTCAAGCACAGTCTTATAAAGAATTACTACCAGCAGGTGGACCAGTAAACACACAGATAATTGGTAAAGCAGATCCTGCAAAAGAAGAACAAGCAGAACGTGTAAAAGAATTTATGAATTATCAGATCACGCACATCATGGAAGAGTATGACCCAGAGCTTGATCAAATGTTATTTCATTTACCATTAGCAGGTTCAGCATTTAAAAAAGTTTATTATGATGCAGGGCTACAAAGAGCGGTATCTAAATTTATTTCTGCTGATGACTTAGTTGTGCCATATTCTGCAACTGATTTAACATCATGTGAAAGAATAACTCATATTGTAAAAATGAGTGAGAATGAAGTTAGAAAACAACAAGTGGCTGGATTCTACAGAGACATTGAACTTCAATACACCGACAACGAAGATAGAATATTAGAAAAGGAAAGAGAAATTGAAGGCACTAAAAAAATTGGTATTGATGAAGAATATACTCTTTTAGAAATACATGCTGATTTAAATATTGAAGGTGTTGATGAAGATGATGGTATCAAAGTTCCTTACATTGTAACTATTGATGAAGGATCATCAGAAGTTTTATCTATTTATAGAAACTACAAAAAAGAAGATAACCTAAGAAGAAAAAATAAATATTTTGTTCACTATAAATTTTTACCAGGTTTAGGATTTTATGGATTTGGTTTAATTCATATGCTTGGTGGTTTATCAAGAACTGCCACAGCTGCTCTCAGACAGTTAATTGATGCAGGTACATTATCAAATTTACCAGCAGGATTTAAAGCAAGAGGACTTCGTATTACAGATGATGATGCTCCACTACAACCAGGTGAGTTTAGAGATGTTGATGCACCATCAGGTGATTTACGTGCAGGTCTTATGCCACTTCCTTACAAAGAACCAAGTGCAACATTATTTCAATTACTAGGTTTCTGTGTTGACGCAGGAACACGATTTGCAACTGTAGCTGATCAAAAAATTGGTGACAGTGTTGCAGCGAATGCACCTGTTGGAACAACAATGGCACTAATGGAGCGTGGCACAAAAGTCATGAGTGCTATTCACAAACGACTACACTACGCACAAAAAGTAGAGTTTCAACTATTAGCAAAAATATTTAAAGAATCTTTAGCTCCTGGTTATCCTTACAAACCAGCGGGACAACAAGGATTAGAGATGATTAAACAACAAGATTTTGATGATCGTGTTGATGTATTACCCGTTTCTGATCCAAATATATTTTCTATGTCTCAACGTGTTACGTTGGCACAAACACAATTACAATTAGCACAAGCTAATCCTCAAGCTCACAACATGTATGAAGCGTACAGACGAATGTATGAAGCTTTAGGAGTAAAAGATATTGTTTCTATTCTCCCTACACCGAAACAACCACAACCAGTTGACCCTGGTATGGAAAATTCACAAGCTATTCTTGGACAAAAGCTTCAAGCATTTAGAGGACAAAACCATTTAGCTCACATTGATGCACATCAAGCGCTAATGACGTCTGTTTTAGTAAAAAATAACCCACAAAGTTTAATTTTATTAGAGTCACATATTATGGAACACGTTTCTCTACAAGCTAGAGAAGAAGTTGAAGAAGAATTAAAGCCAGAAATAGAGCAACAAGCTCAACAATTTGGTGGACAACTACCTCAAGAAGCACAAATGCAGATTCAAGAAGTTGTAGAAGCTAGAACAGCAGAGAAAATAGTCGAAATGACTGAAAAAATGATTCAAGAAGAGCAAGAATATCTTGATGAACAAAGCACAGACCCTCTGATTGATCTAAAACAGCAAGAAATTAACTTAAAAGCAATGGATAATGAGCGAAAAGCTGGTGTTGATAGTGCAAAGTTAGAATTAGATGCTGCAAAATTACAGCAAACAGCTAAATTAACGCAAGATAAGATAGATTCACAGGAAGATATTGCACAATTACGTGCAAATGTTAATTTAGAAAAACAAAATGAACAAAATACAAACCGCAACCGATAAATTACAGGATTATTTTAACGAATTGATTACTTTTGCCGATACAGGCGTAACAAGTCAAGAAGAACAGATACTTTTAGCGGGTGCAATGATGGCTGTAGCTAAAATGTTGTATCACAACAACCTAACTGAACATGAATATAACAATATTATGGACCACAACGGAAGAGACTTGCTAAATCTTTTAAAACCTACTATACATTGATGAGGAGATAACCATGGCGATTACAAAACCTAAAAAAGAGACAAAACCTAAAAAACCTACTACTTTAAAAGAATATGTAGATCAAGGATGGAAGGTTGGACCAACTATACAAATGTCTGACCCGCCTGTTTATACTTTAACTAAGGATGGTAAAACTATTAAGTTTAGACCACCAATGAAAAATCCTTTTGGTAAAAGACCAATTCCAGAGATACCACCTAAACGTAAAACACCAAAAGATTTACTACCACCTAAAGGTAAAAGGGGTATTTCAGGTTTGAAAGGGTTAGGTAAAAAAGGTGCAGAAGCATTAAGAGAATATCTTAAAAAAAATCCTATTAAGAAAAAAGATGGTGGCTTTCCAGATCTTAGTGGTGATGGTAAAATTACTAAAAAAGATATTTTAATGGGCCGTGGTGTAATTAAGAAGAAAAAAGGCGGACCAGTAGATAGACCAAAGAAAAAAAAGAAAAAGAAAATGGGTTTATTAGGAATAGGAATTGAAATAATTAAACCTAAACCAATTTCTGCTGCTGATGGTGGCGAAGTAAATGGTTTGAAAAAAATGGGTATGAAAGCTGGTGGACTAGCAGGTAGACTAGCTAGACGTGGTTACGGAAAGGCAAGAAGATGAAATTTAAAAATGCAAAAATGACGGAAGTACCTCAAAAAAATCCGTTTCCTAACAGAGAAACTGCTTCAACTGCTGAAGTAAGTATCTCTCCTTTTGTTGTAAAACAAAACAAAGGAAGTGGACCACAAGGGCAGACAAGCAATGTTCAAATTAAAAAGGTAGCTTTCAAAGGCGTAAAATAGTATAATCCCCAACTTAACAAAGGAGGTTTTATGAACCTATTAAAAGATCTATGGGGCCATATTAAAGAATGGTCGGATTGGAAAATGAAGGACTGGATTAAGGCCGCTATTGTAGCGATCGTAGTTATCTGGATAATTAGCTGGA